CGATGTACTAGCCATCTTAGCCTTTACTTCATCGATGCTAGCCTTGACTTCTTGCGCTTTACCAACCTTCGCCATCTCTTCTCGTGACGCACGCTTTCCTTTTGTCGCGTATCCGGCATTAGCAAGCGCTCGACCGATAGCACTAGTCTCACAATTTTCCAGCGCACTTGTCGCATTAACTCCGCGCCCTTGGATGGTCTCTTCTGCCAGTCCAGTAGTCCAAGGCCTGTTATCCGCCTCTGTACGAAATATAGAAGCCTCAACAATAAAACGACCAGCGGATTGATCAAGTAACTTCGTATGAATTTGCCCATCGGGATGATCCTTCCAAAACTTAATAAGTCTTTCTTCTACTGTCTCATAATCTTCTAGGTTAAACATAAAGCTCATTCTCCTCTGTGTGTAGTTGCCCTGCTATTGCAAGATAGGCTGCAGCGTCGATGTATGTATCGACTTTCGCAGACTCCATGCTTCGTGCGAGCTTGACCAATGCCATGCATGATGCCACTTGATAGTCAGTAATAGGCATTTGGAGGAATGCTGACCACAGGCATGCTGTTCGGGACATATTGTCCGACGGGTGTCCGTAGTCCATTCCACGATCTTGAATTGTTGCCTTTGCTTCGTTGAGGAAATCACTTGCTTTCACACTTTGACCCTTTCCTTAGATGCGTAGTACTCTCTCACAGCTTTGCGACCTTTGAGATAACCAACGCGGATGCCGACCATTCGGCCTAAGTGAAAATATATGGCAGATAGCAGGATCATTACAACTGCATCGCCTAAAGATGGATCGAACATGATTGCCCTTTCTTATCGACGCCCTTCGCCGATGAGATAAGGATGACAGATGTCTAGGCTAGGTCAAGGATATTTAGATAACGAAATGGTAACGATTCTGCATCGTCTATGTGGTCATCGATCGACCGCGCTAGATCGTTATCTAGGTCGTCCATAACGCTTACCCGAGACCACAAATGTCCCATCCTTCTCGATGTAGATCAGATCGACCTGAACGTTCTTGCCGTCAACGTACATAATGGCGAAAGCCTGTTGCCAGTTAGCCGATCCCTTTGTGTATGAGGCCTTACTAAAGTCCATAAGATTCCCCACTTCTACGCCATGCAGAATACGCCCTATACGGCCTCCTGAGGCCTCTGAGAACGACGAACGCCCTGCCCTATGGGTATGACCCGAGATAACGCTCTTGCCGTGCCTACGGGCCGCCTCAAGGGCTGATAGACCCCCCTGTGATTTGATAGGGGTATGATCCCCATGAACTGCAATCCAGCCCGGCGCGATGTTATATGGCTTTTTATGAAAGGTGATCCCAAGCTCATCGAATCTCATGAACTTCTCAAAGCGTAACTCAGGCAAAGATAGGAATGAGGGAATCTTCCTCATAATCTGATTGTAAAGGCGGTCTGTGTGATTAGACCTTATGGTCTGCGTGACCTGTAAGTCGTAAAGGACTTGAACAGCTTCATCGCGATCATCTCCAAGAGTCTGCTCATAGGCCTCGGGCGTCCCTTCCGACCATTTGCTGATCGTGTTGAAGTCAATCTCATCGCCGATTGTCACTACTTCGTGCGGCTTGAACTTACTGATAAAGCTGGCTAGATTCTTAACTGCGTGTCGATCGTGGAAGGGAACCTGTAGGTCGCTCACTATGACAATGCGCTTCATTAATCCTCGTCGTCGTCCTCGTAGGGTATGCGATCCACTCGGTCAGGGATCGATGGCAAGATCCAGTCAGGATAAGAGTCTCGGTCTAGTAATAGCCAAAAGGCCATATCTTCACTAAACCCTGCTTTTCTCAATGACTTGAAGTACTCATTAAGAGAGATGCAATAAGCATCTAGCGCGTTGTATGTATCAAGATCGATAACTCTTTTTCTTGCCATAGCAAAAATTATCGCTCTAAGAGTATGTTATAGATCTCATCGACACGCGAGTTGAGGCGCTTAATCTCAGACAGTAAATGCGTGATCACATAACCTGCAAGCCCACCGATTACGGCAAGGCTGGCAAAGTAAAGGGTGAAGAAGTTTTCCTGTGTCATTTTTTGCTTACGCCAAATGATGCGTCGCTAGGGTTGAGCCAGCGCAAAATTACAGGTGCTACGGCTGCTACACCTGCCATTGCTAGTGTCTTAGGATCAGTTACTCCTGCCATGTATAGCGCCAATGCAGCTGCTAAGAATGATCGTGCCCATGATGCTGCGAGTGACTTTGCTTGTTCCATTATTTGCCTCCTAGTAACGGGATATTAAAGAAAGAGCCGTCCGTATCACCTTGCTTAGTGAAAGAAAAGTGGCAATGCGCCCGATGCGGATTGCTTCCCGAATACTTTCGCCAGCGCCAGCCCATGCGAGACGATGCAATTCGTCCGTCGAAGATGATGTAGGCAATACGCTTTTCGCCTGCCTTTGCCGCGAGTCGAAGCTGATCTGCAATATCGGGCATGAGGTCGGGCTTGCCTGACTTATGAACATCTCGATCGACATCGATGGCGCGAACCAGCCCTGACGATGGATCAGGATTGTGGTCAGAAGGACGCGCTGAATGACGGAGATCGCCGATCCAGCCATCGGAACGCCGATCACGATCTGGGAAGGTGTCATCAAATTGCTCGCGTAACTGTTGTCCGGCTTTAGATAGAATTGGCTTCATTAAGTGCCTCGCATTCTGCACATTCCCAACGCTTGCGATCGTTAAGTAATAATGAGTTATGGCCGCATTCTGGCATAGGTGCGATAAAAGCATCATCGATCGGATCGTAGGTGTAGCCAATGCCTGCGAAGTTATATCGTATGCGGCTATTAAAAGAAGTCCTAATACATTTTTGTCCTCTAAAATTGCCGTACCAAGTCTCTGTATCTAATTCTTCAATTAGTTCGTTCTCATCGACTCCAGTAATAACCTCGGTGACAATGTTATCTTGATCTAGAAAAGCATAATAAGCCATTATGACCAGCTCACATTTCCCGTACCAGCAGTAATAGTTGTAACCTTAAAACCTGTTACCGATGCCGTTGTGCCAGTTAAACCTGCGCCAACGGTAATAGTGTAAGCATCTGGATATTTAAGAATTACAACTCCAGAACCACCATTTCCAGAAGCGCCGCCGTCTGCACCTGCACCACCGCCAGTGTTAGCCGCTCCAGGTTGTGCAGTATTTCCACCACCGCCTGCACCGCCTGATGCTGTTAATGCACCACCACCGCCAGATCGAGCATAACCTGCACCACCACCTGCTCGAGTTACTGCCGTACCAGTTATAGATGATGAAACACCATCGCCGCCTTTACCGCTTTGAGTGCCTCCTAAACCATAACCATTCGCACCAGCCTGAGATGCACCACCGCCGCCGCCGTTATATCCACCACCCGCAAAACCTTGATTGGTTGTAGGAGCACCAGAAGCGGCTGAAAACTCATTGTTACCACCAGCAGAACCACCACCTGCTGATGAAAAACCATTAGAACCACCACCACCGCCGCCTGCTGCGGAAATGCTTGAAAATTCAGAAGTGTTGCCAGGGTTACCAGTTGCTCTTGCAGTTAATCCCGCACCGCCTGCACCTACAGTCACGAGGTAATTTATTGCGGTCGATAAAGTTAAAGGACTTTCTGCGCTGGCACCACCGCCAGAACTCTCACCAGATACGCTTGATCGATATCCACCTGCACCACCACCGCCTGGATTGTTAAAACCACCAGAAGCGCCACCAGCAATTACCAATGATTCAACTACTAAAGGCAATCTTGAAGACGCTAAAATTGATGCAATATTATTGAGCATTACGCAATGGCTCCGACTACGTACCAACTATCTGTGCCAGTCTTAATGCAAGCTGCTGACTTATATTGACCAAGGGTAGGCTGAGCCAATACTGCGCCAGCCGATAGAACTGTGGTCGTGCCAGATGTAACTGCCTTGATTGTGCAAGCCCCTGCGCCCTTATTGAGTACAGTCAAAACAGTTCCGACAGGATAGGCAACCGAGGCATTGGTAGGGATCGTGAAGTTCACGGCTGTTGCCTTATTCATAGGGATTAACACCTGATACTGGTCAGCCAAAACTGGCGTATAGTCAGCCGTCTGATCTGCCTTGATCTCAAAGGTGACTAGGCCGTTATAGTCTGCAGCCGTGAAGATGTCGCCTGTTGATGCTGGGAAGCCTGTTGCCATTGTTTTCTCCTAGTAACCCATTATGGATTGTCCGATTATACCGTAAGTCGATGATCCGATGATGAATCCCTCGACTATAGGCTCAAGTGTTGTCACTGTGCATTTCATTGAATTAGGGGTGATGTCCCATGCTAAGCCCTGCACTTGCAGAGTCTTGACGATTGTCGAACCATTCTCCTGCACATTGGTGATCTGTAGATTATCAAAGTAATCGAGGCCGATCATTGTGTCTGTAGGGACATCGGTGTCCAATAGATCGACTGTCATGGCATCGATTCTGATATCGGTATTTGCACGCGTGGCGACATAGATTCGAGCAATGTCTAAGACTTGAGCATCTGTCTCAGGGATCATCTCTGTCAAAGTAGTGCCATGAGGAAAATATCTAGCCGATGAATCAACATTGGCCACTACTTGAGCCGACCCACCTAGGCGTGTCATGCTAGCTTGATTGATGATCAATTTGTCATCGAAGGCATAACGAAGGTCTGAATATGGAATCCCAGTAGTTTGATTGAACTCAATCGGTGTAGCCGCTAGAGAGCCCACGACATCGTTGCGATCCTTGAATTCTGCGGTGCCATCGGTACGGATAAAGAATGCGCCTTGCTCTGCGAACTCTGCCGCCTTGAGGGCTTGCAAGGATGTGCGAGCTGTTGCGGGATCGGCTTGAACTGTCGTCGAGCCTGTGTCTGTAATTCTCATCGATGTAGGGAATGAGACTTGATCTAGAATCTTTGTAATTCGTGTGCCAGTAGTTTGACCCGCTGTGGCGCCCGTCACACTTGCTATGTTAGCCATCTGAAAGAGTCTAAAGGCATCCGAGCACACGATGTCTACATAGCCCAATTCTTGACCAGTTGGAAAAGAGTATTTGTAGGAATCGACATAACCTGAAAACAAGAAGTGCTGAGTGGTTGGAGTAGTAGCTGCGACGCGGACTTTGCGTAGTGGCGTCAGGTAGCCAAAATAAGGTGAAGATGTGTTCTGAGGGTTGAATGCCCCAGTCTCATCGATTACTCGGACAGTACATGTGCCCGTCTCGTAGGTGTCGCGCATAATACTTCTTCCGCGCTGAATCTTGATTGATCGAGTGACGCTACTTAAATCAACGACAGGATCAGGGACTTCCGTTGCAGCGAACTGAGATACGCCGATGACGCCATTGATCGGGTCGCCCACCGTGAAGGGGTACCCGAAGGTCGCTGATTGGCTAAAGTCGAACGAAACCGAGATCGTGGCAGGTAGTGTCATTTGATTGACGGCGCTCCGCGTCCGTTATATCGGCTGACGTCGCTGAAAGTTCCTGAAAGAGATTGATTGACTTGGGCGCTTGTTACTGCTCCGCCCACAGCATCACCATCAAGATAGACTTCTATGTTGATTGCCTGTTGGTTGGCTCCTTGGAATGAATTGACTGCCGCCATCAATTCCATTTGAGCATCTGAGAAACTAGAAGATGGCGCTACAGGGGTGTTCTGTAATTGTGCTACAGATACCCCTAACGATGATGCTGTGTAATTAAGCAAGTCCTGAGGTAGTGTCCAGTTGCGATAAGGGTTTGGCGCCTCGGGAGTTGTCAGTAATAAGTTACGAATATCATTTTGACGCTTAATTGCAGCTTCTAGTTGATCAGATAACTGAGTGGCGAGGCTTGTATTGTCTGCCAAAATGGCTTTCTGTAATAGCAAAGATAGGCGGTCTGTCTCGCTGATCTGACCCTTAAGTGCTGCCTCAATACCGATGGCTTCTAGGTTAAGAGTCTTAGATGCCTTCTGCAGGGCTAGTTGCTTCTTCTGAGTGTCTAGAATCTTTTTGTTATTATTCGCTAAATCACGCTGGCGCTTGGCTGCATCGGCTTCTGCCTTTTTACGAGCTGAGGCTTGCGCTGATGTTTCATAGATACCCATAGGCTGAGAACCTAAATAGCCCATGGATGGGGCATTCAGTCTAAACTTTGCAGCTTTCTCTGCCGCTTCAATAGCCGCTAAAGCATTCTTCTCATAATCATCAAAAGGATTAAAGCTGGCAAGGATGGCGCGGTCGCTTGTCAAAATGTATAACTTTTGGAATCCGAATACGACGCTATTTACTACATTGGCAATCTTGGTCGCTAGAGTGTCGATCTGAGTCACAAACTTAGTGACATCACCTGCAGCAAATACTGAAATGAGTGAATCGACTAACGCTCCACCGATCTTCTCGCTGGCTTCCCCAGCGGCCGTAGTTATGAGCTGTAACTTACCTGCATAGGTTGTCAAAAATTCTGCGTTAGCGCCTGAGAATTGCTTATTAAGTCTTTCCTGCACATCTGCAAAACTCATTGTCTTTAGCTCTGCCTGTGTAAGTCCTAGGGAATACTTACGAAGTCCACGAGTCTGTCCGACGTAGGCCATGCTTAGGTCATTGGCTACAGTCTCAAAATCAACACCTGATCCAGCGCTTACGTCTAAAGCCTGTGTAAGTAATTCTTGAGCCTTAGAAACTGAGCCAGTGGTCTGCAACAGACGTTGCATGGCCGGTCTAAGTTGATCGTCTGCGACGCCTGACATGGCAGAAAGATCGGATATAAATCTTTCGATGCGTGGGGTTTGAAACTCTAGACCTAAATTCTTTACTGCAATGGCTAATCGGTTAGCGGCTTTCTCATCCTCGATAAAGGCTTTAGATGCATTCTTAGCGAACCTAAGAAGCTGTTGAGTACCGAACACGGCTGCAAGGCTGGCGCCTAATCGCTTAACGCCTTTATCAAGAGCGTTAGTAGCTTTATTAGCATCGCCAAAAGCCTTCTTACCCTTGAACTCACCAATAATCGGGATGCGTAATTCAGCCATTTAGATATTGCCTTTCGCGTTAAACTTTGCAGCGGCTTTTTCTAGAGCTCTAATAACTCCGACTTTGGCCTTGCCTTCATCTTCTTTGTAGGCCTTAAACATTGCACGGCCTTGCATTTTGCCTGAGCCTGTCATTGTGCCGGGTAAATTAGACACAAATTTGCTACTAGACTTGCGTCCAGCCCACTCATAGATAACCCCAGCCGCCGTCTTGTTGTGGATCGATACTGTCTGAATCCAGCCTTGACGATTAGGCTTAGTAGGTGTCAGTTTATAGCCGACGCCTCGACGTGCGATGCTGGCATCATACTTAGGGAATTGACCCGGCTCACTAGTGCCTACCCAGCCCGAAGGTAATAATGAGTTGGATGGCATAAAGCCCCTAGCCTTCTTGACCAATGGCTTTAAGAATCCAACCATCTCATCGCGTGTTTCTTTATCTAGATCAGGCGAGAATTGCTTAAGAGCCTTACGAAGCGCATTAGCGCCTTTTAGCTCTGTAGGCATCGCTCTGCTCCTTCGCTCGGTCTTTCAATGCTTTCAGTAACATCTGAAGCATTGACGAATCTAAATCAATTAAAGATTTTGGAGGGATAGCCGTCTCAATGCTCAAGCGAGCGATGAGATAGTGGATGCTATCCCTGCCTAGGCCAAAGGGTCAGACTCAGCAACCTCTACACTCTTGAGAGTTTCGAGAAAGTCTGCGCCGAATGGCTTGACTGTGACTCCACTTAGTCGAAGGCCTTCCCATGCAAGCCAATAGACATCCGACTGCTTTTCATCATCGCGGAACGCTTTGTGAAATCCCTTTTTAGCATATAGCTCAAACGCGTACTCTAATCGAGGAGTGATCTCGATCTCGGTGACTGTGTTGTCTGCCATCGTGACTATTAACTTTGCCATGCTATGCCCCTTTGTTTAGTTTCTTAGAATGTGCCTGTTGATGCAACTGCTACTGTACCAGAGACGTTGAATGTCAATGATTGAGTACCGAGGTCGCCGACTGCGCCGTTGATATCGGTTGTGCCGTTGATCAAGCAAGTCATTGTGTAAAGAGGGTTGGTCGCTGATACAGCGGTGCCCTTTTCCTGTAGAAGAACTACTGTGACGTTTGTTCCCCATGCAGCTTGCAAAGTAGCAAGTACGTTTGCAGATGCGGTGTCGTTAAGGAAATCGATTGTGACAGATGATGCCTCAAGGCCTTTAACGAACTTATGTCCGCCATCGCCCATTGCTGTTACTTCAAGCTCATCAAAATTGCGGTTAAGTGTGACAGCGGTCACATGATCAGATAGATCGACAGAGTTAACCTTCACGCCGACCTTGTTATTTAAGAATACAGCCATTTAGGTTATTCCTCGTCTTTCTTAGTAGATGGTTTTGGTGTTGATGGTGCTACCTGCCCGATCTTGATCAGGAAGGCTTCTTGCTC